ATGCTTTCCTTGTCTAGTAATATGTTTCTTATGCTTACTAGCCCAATAAGTTATGTAAAATGTTTTAGTCATATTTCTCTCTTTCTGTTATGGGATTATCTTATAGGATAATCCCATAATTGTCAAATGTTAATTTAAACTATTAATTTGTTCTATTTGTTGTCTTGCAATAGCGATCTTTTGATCTCTAGTTAAGACCTGTTTATCTTCCAAAAGACTAGCCAAATTATCTGGACTATAAATTGATAAAGCCAAACTAGAACTTTCATTCAACATTGTTTCATTTAAAACAACTCCAACTTTATCTGCAAGTGCTTTTGCTTGGTCAAATGTTCTATAAGATTTTAAACCTAATCTTAAAGTTTTCATCTTGCCCTCAACATAACTATACATTTGTTCATGCTCTTTAATTACATTGTCAGCACTAGCAACATACATCTTAAAGAAATTAAAAGTGTTCTCATCAACTTTAAAATTTCTTGATCTGCAATAAGATGTTCCAATTACCCAAAGTCTAAAATCTTCTTCCCATTTTGCAACAGGTGTAGTTATAGATTTATCATCATTAGAAGATGTTTGAAATCCTAAAAATTTATTACAATTACTTTCATCATTGTAATATTTTGGATTTCTTTTTGAGTAATCATCATTGATTGATAATTTGAAATCTGGGTTTAATCCCTTTGCTTTCATTTCATCTCGATAGTATGCTCTAGCAAAATTTCTACCCATGTGAAATCTTACATGAAGATCATCATCTGTTTGATACTCTTTACCATTTTCATCAACTTTAGTTATTGGCATTTGAACATTAAAACAATTATCATTGTATAACTCGCCACCACTAGAACTATACTTTTGTATCATTGATCTAATTGTATCAACATCTTCCTGTGGTTGATGATATCTTACAACTTTCTCAATCTGCTCTTTTGCTTTTTCACGCATAAGATCATATTGTTCTTTTGCTTGTATCAATTTATCTTTTACTTTATCTTCGTAAAAAGATTGAAATTGATCTGCAATAACTTTTCTCTTTTCAGAGTTAAGTGTTATCTTTTTTGTAGTCATTTATACCTCTTTCTTATTAATTAAATTATTTTTAAATTATCACTTGACAATAGGATTGTCAAGGATTATATTGTATTTAGTTAGTTTCTTTTGTAGGTTTATCGCTAACTAAAAATTAATAAATCTACGGGACAACTTCTGGTTGTGTTGTACGTCACACCGCATCAATGCCGTCTTCGTGCAATGAACAGCCAGAACTGATCCCTGGTCCTATTAGTGGTTACTTCGCATGCGAAAATAATGTAATCGTGAAGAGGACCTGGGATCAGCTGCTGTCTGAACGTGGATAAGATCCCCAGGCAGTGGAGGGTCCAGCTGGGATGGGCCGCGCATTGTGCGTGGACCCTGAAGCTGCAAGCGTCAAGCTTCAAGCTTGACAGCTGGTCCAAGATAATATAGGATGGATTTAGAAAGGAAAATATGATGGAAACAAAAACAACTAAATGGGCACAAAGCACATCACCTAATTACGATGGTCCTGAAGACGCGGATAATGATTTTATGTGCGCAGCACAATTGCAGCGTATAGCTACGTCTTTGGAAGAAATCCTGAGGCTGGTGAAGGAAGATCAAGAACGAATGAAAAAATTAAATGAGTAGAAGAATTGACAACCCAGTGGTTTTAATAAACCACTGGCGCTGGCTCGAGGCCAATGGTTACAAGAAGGAAGCGGCAAGCTGCAAGCAACAAGCAGCAAGCTTGACAAGAAAGAATTATAGGATTATAAAGGAAGTAGAAAGAAAAAATGAAAACAAGTGAAGCATTAAAAATTATAGGTGGGAGCTTAAGCAAACCGTCAAAGATGCCTGGCTGGTCGATAGGTTTACCTGCTAAAGAATGCAAGACTGGCGGCAAGCTCCAGAAGGTCCCGGGCAGCGTATGCTTTGATTGTTACGCGCTCAAAGGTTGTTATGTTTTTAAGGTTGTTCAGGATGCACAATACAGGAGGCTGGAAGCATTGAAGAGCCCGGACTGGGTCCAGGCAATGGCTCACCTGATCAACAGTAAGAAGCCCGATGTCTTTAGATGGCATGACAGCGGCGATGTCCAGGACTTGGAACACTTACAAAAAATTTATGAAGTCTGTAGACTGACGCCAGCAAAGCGTCATTGGCTCCCGACTCGAGAAGCTTGGATAAAGGACCACCTGAAAGACAAGCCAAACAATTTAGTCATACGATTTAGCGCCCCAATGGTTAACCAGCGGGCGCCTGAGTCGTGGCCCAACTCTTCAATGGTAGTTGACAAAGGTTTTCACACTTGCCCAGCTCCTGCACAAGATAATGA